AGACTCAATCTTTGAAGAATCGTTTGTTGTCACAGGAATTTCTCCTGTCATATCCTGATTCTCTGCAAGATACCAGACTGATTCACCTACTGGATTATTTGATTTCCAATAATGAAGAGTCTTGAGTTCATCTACTCCATCTACGTGAAACGTTCCATTAATAGCAGGAAGAACAGTTGATGTCCAATCGCTATCAGAAATTATATATCCTTGATTCTTACCATCCGAATGCTTACCACCGAGAACTTTCATCCCAACGTTGATATAGAAATCGGCATCAGCGAAATTACGAGCCATTTAATAGATACCATCCTGTCAATATGTATTTATCACCTGATAAAACTAGGTTTCCTTTATGTGTGTGCGTGAAACCTGCTGGCCAGATTAGCATTGTACCAGTAGTAGGTTTAACTCTTCTTGTCTGATCAAGAAACTCTGTCTCTCCTCCCTCAAAATCCTCATTTAGATATATCATCCAAGTCAATACACGGTGAGCATAAGATAAACCCATTGCTTCGTAGTGCCACGTATGGTATCCACCAGATTGAGGAGTATGTTGAAACTTAATCACAGTACTCATCAATGGTTGTGTTGCAAGTTGCCGATATTTCCAGATATAATGGTCAACACAAGCTCTGATATACTGTACTGTACATTTCTGCAAGTCATAGTTATTATGATTAATCAGGATCTGTTTATCATACCTACCTAAGTTACCATCATTAAATTGAAACCTACCATCTCCTACACCTCCATCATCCTGAGGTTGAGTTATAGCTGCTGTATTTTTAAGGTCTTTATACCAATCAATGAACTTATTACAAACATTTTCTGGCATAAAATTATCCCAGACTCCAATGAAGTCTGAGAAATCAACCTTTGTTATATTTTCATCAAGCATCAACTCTAGAGGCTTGATGGGTGGTAAATTGTTTTCCTCTGCCATAACGAAGTTTAAAGGGTCAAAAAATTTGCCGAGTTTTTTTCCTTGTTTATTATATCACATTTATGGGTTTCCGTCAGCTGGAGACCATAATGTGTTGATATCTGAAGTTGTAAACACTCCAGCTGGTAGTTGGATTGCGAAGTTACCTGTAGCAGCAGTGTTAGCGTTAGTAGATGCACCAGTAAAGTCAGAAACGTTACAAGAAACTGTTAAGTCATAGTAATCATTGTCGCTGTTAGCACCAGTTATATCCTCAACTCTAAACTTACCGTTAGTAACCTTACCAAATAGTTCACCTGTTGAAGAACCAATATGACATATAATACTTGAGCAATTCCAAGTTGAACCTGCTGGTACACTAGCTGGTGACACATCAACATAAGACTCGTTGGTACTAATAGGACCAAACTGTAATGTAGCACCCTGTTGTGTTATGCTTGCGACTTCTACCCAAGCATTACAGTCAGTGCCATCACTATCCCAAACACAGAACTTCTGATTGACTCCACCAGTACTAGAGTTCTCAACGTGGTATCCACCAGTACCAGTACCAAAGTACTCCTCTACCTGTATCTTATATGTCTTTGAAGTACCAGCATCAACTACTTCATCACCCACAGTATATCTCTTAGCACCAACACCACTACCAACCTCAAGAGGATTTCCAGTTGTATTAGTTCCCACGTCAACATTATTGGCTGTGAAAGTATAGACTCCAGTAGCAACAACAAGTCTCACTTTATAAACTGGACTAACTGTAAAGTTAGAAGCAAAGGTAGTTTGCCAACCACCAGTTCCTGTAACAACAGAAGTATATGTTGTACCACCAGTAACAGTTACAGTAGCTGAATCACTACCAGTTTGTGTACTAGTGTTCTGATCGAATGATATACCAAGAGTAGATATAGAGTAGTTGCCAAGTGCAGTACCGTAATCGTTTGGATCATCATTCCATCCAAAGTTAAATGTAACTGATGCAGTTCCACTACCAGTTGTAACTAAGTTACCAGTTCCATCAAAGTACATACCAACGTTACTGGTAGATCCAGACTGGTTAAAGTATGCAATATCCTGATAGTCACTGTACCTAGCAACACGGAATGTAAGTATCTTAAATCTTATAGCAGATGCAGCTTCCTGACCCATCGTGTTAGATGCTTGGATCAAGATCATACCTTGTCTCTTATTAGCTGAGACAGCATTAGATCCACCAGCAGTGCTGCCATTTTCAGTAGGAGCTATCTTAATACTACTCCAAGTACCTGAGGTTGCATTTCCACTAACTGTACCTAGGTTACTATTAGTGCTATCTCCACTTGGGTTAGTTCCATCATCAGCAAAGTTACCATAGAATACTCCACCAGTTACAGTTGAAGCCGTTCCTGTGATAGCCCATCCAACGGTTATTGCTTCTTCACAACAGAAGTACATCCAAGGTAGAGCACTAGTACTCTGCCCTGAAACATATGAGTATGATGCACTACCACCAGAAGGTGTATATGCTCTAGTAACAGTCAACGTAATCTCAGGCATAAAGAAGACTGAGATATTAACACTAGCAGAATCGGATCCACTATCATTAGTAGCAGTAATTGTAAATGTAGTATCTTCTTGAGGTCCAACAGGTAAGGTACCAGCGTCTGTAGTAGGATTCCATTGACTATATGTTGGTGTTGATGATCCACTAATTCCACCAATATCATCAGCGTCTGTGCTAGACCAAGTTAAGGTTGCTTCAGTATCATCATTAGGATTATAGTTACCTTGCTCAATGACTGTAACATCAGTAGTTAATGTGACCGTAGGTGCTGTAACAGCTACAACAGTTAGAGTTGCTGACTGTGATGCAGAACCATTTGCATTGCTCAATGTAACAGTATAGGTTGTGTCTACTGCTGGAGATACAGCCTGTGTGAAGAATGCTATATTAGCAGCAGATGTACAAGCACTATCAAAGGCAGCGTCAACAGGAGAAGAAGAACAACTTACAAATGTGTCAGCATTAGTACAACTATAGGATATAGTTGCTGAGGATCCAGCATCTATAGATGTTGGAGTAGCACTCATATTAATCTGCGGAGCATTTGCAGCAGCTATATTAACTACCGCAGTAGCAGTAGTATTACCCCAAGTGTTACCTAAGGTAATCGTGTAAGTAGTTGTGACAGTTGGGTTCTGAACAATTGTAGCACCAGTTGGGACAGAAGCACCGAAGTTAGATGCGACAACAGAAGTTGCTCCAGGTGCAGCGTAAGTAACATTAATAGCAGAACCAGAGGTCACTGTTGTTGGTAATACAGATAGGTCAACAGTAGGTGCTGCCTCGTATGTAATATTAGCAACAGCAGTCATCTGTGTGACTGTATTGTACTTAACTCTAATCTCGTAATTTGATATAGTACCACCACTAGAAGGTGCTTCTAGTGTCATACTAATAGTATCACCGTTTACATATCCAGTGTTGACTGCATTACCAGTACCATTAAGGTTAATAGGTGTTGCACCAACAGATTGTCCACCAGATTTTATTACTTCTACTTCAAAACTATAGTTGGAACTAACACCATTTAGAACAAAGGTTACCACTGCATCGCCAGAAGCTGTTGTGACACCTATATTGAAAGGACCAACCTGATCTGGAACTGTGTCACCAGCAGGGGGTGCAGGAGGTGCAGTGTATGCAGAACTACTAACTCCAGCAAAGATCATATATGATGTCTCTTGATACTCTGGTTGTAGATCTGGAGTACCATCTAAACCTAAGTCAACATCTAAACCATATGTTATTTGTGTAGCATCCACAGGAGAATACTGAACATTCCACTGCAACATAGATGCGGTTGGTTTAATTAAAGCATTACCGTTAGCATCATATACACCTGCTGTATTTGGATCACCATCAGCAGGTTGTGAGTCACCAAATCCAGTTCCTGAAGAACTTCCCGAAACATTCCAACCAATCCAGTGTGAGTGTGGTGAACCTGCACCACCTACTGCTGGACATTGAGAACCATCGTGTGAGTTTGGACCTGAACTAGCACCACCTTGAACCTGTGTATCACCGCCACCAGGAGATGTACGGTCAGCAGTAAATGTACCAGCAGGATTAATTGCCCAGAAATTACCGTGACTATGACTTGGCCAGTGAGGCATTGTGTGGTTAGCTAGGAAACCACTGTTAACATCTACGGTTCCATCAGTAAATTGAGTTGAAGACTGTTGTACTCTGGATGTATTGAATACACTCTGTACACTACCAGTTACTAGTTGTACTCTTGTAGATACGTCTGCTAAAGTTATATTATTCTTACCACCAAAAGATCCACACGTGTTAACTGTACCAGCATCCAATCCTTCTAGTGCTGGAGAAGCACCGTCTGGTCTGAGTCTTCCCGTACCGACAACCCGTCTGTCTCTGAGATCTGGTATCTTAAAATCTCCACTAATGCTAGGAAAATCACCACTAGCACTACCTCCGTATGTATTTTGAATAACTTGATATAAACCTAGGTATTCATTAGGATTAATAGTTCTACCATTACACTCCATCCATCCATCAGGAGCATAATACGCACCAGTATCATCCTTTGGCATCATTGAGATGGTGCCTACTTGTACACCTGTCCAATCAGGTGCTGTTTGGGAATAATACTTTGGCATTAGTACTTGACGATGAATTCCATAATCATATATGGAGATGTAACGTGATTTAGATGTTCTCTACTGTCAGCAGTTAGACCACAGCTAGCAGTAGAACCTGAGAATGATATATCTATCTGAGGTTGAGTGAATTCCAACTGGTTAGAAGCAGCACCACCACCACAGTTGTGAGTGTGGTTTACATCTGCACCAGTGTGATCGATCTCAAAGAAACCAGGAAAGTTAACTCCACCTACACCAATAGATGGACCTTGCCAGAGGTTAACACCATACTTATCAAACTCTGTTAAGTCGGTGTCAAAACCTATACCTGTAATATGTGTCATAGTTGGTGCATTAGCACCTACCATACCGTGATCGTGTGCTTCTATCTGAGCAATAGATATGGTAGCAGAACTGTTACCAGCTTGATCTATTGTTAGTATTGGGGATCCTGTTGCTGGAGCTTTATATTCCTCCACACGAATGAATCCAGTATAAGAACTGGATGCTGCATTTTGAATTTGTGCTTTATATCCTATACCAGCACGTTCTACAACACCACCACCACTCATTGCTGGATCACCAAGATACTGACTACCTGCTGTATTACTAGGTTGTAAATGCTTTGATCCTAAATTAGGAACAGAAAATGTGCCAGCAGTAAAATTACCATCAGCATCTAGTGTAGGATTTAATAATGAGGTACCAGCAATTCCTGTTGGATATCTACACGCAGGTATTCCACTACCACCAGCAGAACCTACACCTAAAACTCTTGCAAGATCTGGATAGTCTTGTGCTTGATATACAGTTCCATCACATCTCAAATATCCAGCAGGTACACGATCCAACTGCTGACTACTGTTCTGAACTTCTCTAGAAAAAGGTACAATAACTCCTGGTGCTACACCTTGTGCTCCTTTAATTGATGCGTATACCTTTGCCATTAGAATGCTTTAATGATGTATATTGCTGATTGATATGGAGGATTCATAGCCAGTTGAGAGTTACCTACACCTGGATTATTATTTAGAGCAACAGTACTATTAGTAGCGTCGTAGTCCCTAGTGTAAGGAGATATTTGTATACTTCCTCTTTCTACAGTATATTTAACACTTCCGTGACTATGAGCTGCTCCACTACCAACTGTATCAAATGCTTTAGGATAGTGACCTATTGAACACGCAGGAGTATTATCACCACCAGACTCACCACTAGGAGTACCAGTTCTCTGGTCATTACAGTTTTGTATAGTATATGTGTGGTTGTGTGCTGGTAAACAATCGTGTGGTAAAGTTCTTGGTTGAATAGTTGCTACTTGTTCCCAGATACATCCACCTGGTCCAGTAGATTGTATAGCTTGTGGAGGTGAAAACGATACAGTTGTGTTTGGTCTATTTAATATAAGCCATTCAGCATTCAATGTAATATTTGTTGTTGTAGATCCACCTGTTGAAGATGCATATGCAGATCCTTTATGAACTGGTACTCTATTTGATCCATTTAAGTTTGGTAGAACAAAAGTAGATGATCCTGAACTACCACCGTAGGTATATCCAATAACGGATACTAGTGCAGGATAATCAGCATCATTATATGTCGTACCATCACAGGCTAGCCAACCCTTTGGCAAATCACCTGTGGTACCAGTCCACGACATTATTGTACCTATAGAGGCATTTTTAAAGCCTCTTATTGACGCTAGATTCTTCATTATAGTTCAATTAGTCTCCAACCGATTGAAGCAGTAAGATAAACAAGACCCAAGCCAGCACCTGGTGTCTGAATAACAAGTTGTCCTTGTGTGTCTCCTTGAACAGGAACGACAGTACCACCCTGAGGTGATTGTACGATGATAGACTTATTATAAGTCAATCCATCTGTAGTATCTAGAACACGTATCTGATCTCCTTTTTGAGGAGCAGCAGGTAATGTCAACGTTATTGTAGCAGCACCGAATGTAGTAACGTAGTAGTTAGTATTAGACTCTAGAGTAGCGTCTACACCCGTTCCAACCCACTTACGTCCACCTGTAGGTGTAAAGTATCCAGTAACCTGATTGATATCAATACTGCCATCAGTATTAACCTTGAAGTTATTAGATCCACCATTATTAATATCAAGTGCACCACTAGCAGAAGATATATTACCACCAGCGTTGATGTCTCCACCAGCATTGATGTTACCTTCAACTCCAAGACCACCGTCTGAAATTATAACTGCACCAGTATCTTTAGATGATGAGTTTGTGTTACTATGAACTGTTAATGTACCAGAGTTATCGGTATCATTACCAATAACTGTGTCACCAGTCTGTGAGTCAATGGTATAAGTTACATCATCGTTGATATGTGTCTTACCAATTAAGAAGTCATTACCAATAGATAATGCACCATTAGCATCCCAACGTCCTCTAGGATCAGTTAGAGTACTAGAACCAACTTGATCAATACGTCCATCCTTGTTTACTGTCAGTCTAGGAGTAGACTGGTTGTATATTGTGAACAATTCAGCACTATCAAGTTCAATCTTAGTAGAACCTTTAACCCATAGTCTTTGTGCAATGTCAGGTGTAGCAGCACCAATAGAAACCATACTGGTATCAGTCATCTGAATACCACTATCAGCATCACCGATACGTGCGGATCCATCTGAGAGAGCAACTAACTTAGCAGTTGATGCATCGTCAAAATGATCGTTAGTATAGATGGCATCACCAACTACAATGTTCTGACCGTGTGCAGAGATATAGTTAGAAGAAGCAGCAGTGTTAGCTTGTTGTACATCAATACGTAAATCAGTACCGCTATCTATCTGGTACATCTTCATATTACCACCACGGACATACAAGTCCTTGGTAACTGTTAGGTCACCCACCATTTCGTGAGAACCATTACTTAAAGCAGTAAAGGTACCATCAATAGTCAAGTTACCTTGTGCTTGTCCACCACCAACAGATTCTACAGGAGCAGTTCCAGCACCAGATCCACGAATGATAGTGTTACCACCAACCCATAAACCAATGTTAGCTAGTGTCTCTGTTGTTTCACCACTGTTAACGTGTACACGTCCTATACCATTACCATCATCATCAAATACACGTAGTGTATGTTGTCCAGTTGGGTTAAGGTTATCACCACCAACCCATAGAGAGTTACGGAAAATACCTGAACCTTCTACATCTAATGTCTGTGTTGGAATAACACTAGCATTAGTAGTACGTACGTTTCTGAGGTTAATACCCAACCTCATATCATCACCAGGATCATTAGCAGTAGAGCCAGAACCTGTAGTATATGTGGTTAGTGCATCAGCACCAATTACACCCCATTCTCTCCATCCATACTCAGGAGTTTCACCACCTTGATATCCACCAATCTGAGTGTATATCCAACCTAGTGTAGTGTTGTAGTTGACGTTAGCAATTCTATGTGCTTCACCAACTGTCTGAGTACCACGAAGTTCAATTGTACCTTCTTGTTTGAAACTTTCTGAAGCAGGTACTGTCTTATCTACAGAAGTCTTGATTGCATATTCAAGTCCACTAGTTTCATTACGTGGGTTAATTATCCATTGAGCAAACTTAATACTGTTAGGTTTGAACACTGGGTTCATTTCCATATCAGTTGTAGTCAGTGTCGCATCAACAGATGGGTTACTAATATTACCAACACTCTTAATCTTTAATGCAGGAGGATCATCACTACTATTAGCAAATGGATCTTCTGATAGAGCTATCTCAACAGGTGATGTAAACTTAGTACCACCAAGAGCAGATATTAGGAAGTCATTTGATAGATTGAACTTAACTTTATTATTAACAGTTAATGTATCAACCGTGATGTCATTAGTATTCTCTTCCTCATCAACGTTCTCACCAGCTACCCTTAGAATAGAGTCATCAATCTTACTCTCTTCACCAGAGATAGCATTGATTCTCTGGTTACCAACGAATAGATCACCGTTAGCGTTTAGACCAGAGTAGAATACAACACCACCGTCTTGACGTTTCGCCTGAGAGAAGAGGACTTCATCATCAGATAGAACGTATTCCTGTCTAGATGGGAAAGCAGTTGAGTAGTTACCTGGACCAAATCCAGTGTATTCAAAGGTATGGTTACCAGATCTTGCCTGTGAAGGTCGTCTAAGTTCAACATAGAACCTACGATCAGCAACATCAGTACTATTACCTTCAATACCAATTATTCTATCCTCACGAGAAGCAACTGCCTTACCTTCCATTGCACTAAGTGTAACTGGATTAGCAGCACCACTACCAAATCTACCGATATTTTCTAGGATGCTTTCTGTAGCCTCCCTTGTAATACTATTCTTATTGTCATCAGCAAGAACAAGACCGTGAACATAGTTGTCAGCAACAGATATAGTTGCTGGAGCATCAGCAACAGTAGCACCGTCACCATTAGGGTCAAACCATAGTGGATCGTCAGCAAATAGTTCAGGATATAGTCTCTCTGTTGGATGACCAAACTTGAATGAGTTAAACTCACTTACAGATGGTGCAAAGTCACCACGTAGAGCAGTTAGATAGTAAATACCATCTTGCTGGTTGTAAATTCTCTTACGAAGAGTCTTAACACGATAGATGTAGTAAGTATTTGTAATCTCATCGATATCTTCTACAGATACAACCTTATAATCTTTCTGGTTACCGTCAGTTTCATCTCTAACAAAATCACCAGGTGTCAGTGTATATACAGGTGCGTTCTGGATAACATACTGTCTACCTAGATCATCAGCATAGTTTTTAAAGTCATCTCTACCACCATTTGGCTTCTCTGCTAATATACCAGTACCACTACCACTAGCAAGTATAGTACTTGTACCAGCATCATACTTAATATATTGTAGTAGTGAGAAGTCACTAGCTACAACAACATATGTGTTTCCACCTTCAGTATACTGTTTATGTACAGTAGGAAGTGTACCACTAATAGGAGCACTACTTGAGAATCCAGACCAAGCAACTGAGTTACCAGTTATAAATCCACCACCAGCAACACTGGTTAGTTTAAATTCTGTAAGTATAGTACCAGATGCTAGTGCAGTACCAGCAGCTATGTTAGTGTTGATAGTGTGATCTACAACAGTTAATTCAATTCTATTAATACCTGTTATTGTCTTCTGTCTTGCTGATTCAATTGTAAACTTAATACCAGAGTCAGTTACTAGAGCCTTACTATTACCAGTTAGATATGGATCATAGTTAAAGTCATTCTGAATAGGTAAGTTATTACCAAGACCATCTACAGTAGGATCTCCACCATAGAATGTTGGAAGATCTGAAGTACCATCAAGTGCTTCAAGAACAACTTTCTGAGGTCTTAGTCTTCTATTCTCGTCAGTCCTGATCTTAAGGACATAACCGAGCAATGGTTCCCTGACGTTATCAACCTCCTTGGGGATGACGTAACGGAGACGATAGATGCGGTCATCTTCCCTACGTCTATCGTTGATACGTTTGATGTATGTATTTGAAGTTGAGATGATTTCTTCACTGGTATACTCCGTGAGAGATGAAATTCTTTGATATATTGTGTTAGGTTGTGTACCTGTATTAAGTACATTCATATACCAATGACCACTCCTTAGAGGAGATGCGGTCATTTCTGGGTCATATCTTAATGGGTGGCGACTATTACAGGAGAAGACAAATATTTCGTCTTGACCTACTTGCCCAACAGTACCACTAGATGTGATACTAAACGGAACACCACCACCTTGGATAGCTAGTGCAGCAGATTCTGCAATCTTAAACTTATTGGTATTACTGCCAGTATTGTCATATATGACGTAATACATCTTATTCTTATCAAGTCCACCAGGAAGTTGAGATCCAGGTCTAGCACGGAAGAATATAGGTGTTGCTGCTTTAGTTGCAAAACCCTTATCAAAAACGTGTGCAGATTCTAGTGTGAACTCGTTAGTAGCAGGATCAGCATTAGTAATCTTATACTTATAAGGTGTTGGGATGACATCAAAGATGTACTGGAACATCTCTATCTGAACACCAGAGTTTAAACCTTCTGGAATGTAGATAGCGTTACCAGCAGCAGCGTCATCTTCAGATGCTGCCAACAAGAATGTGTTTAGATCCTCTGTCGGGAACGTCTGATCTGGAGGAACAGGTGATGTATGACGACCTGGAGAAATAAGATAGTATACAGTATTAGGTATCAATCCCTTAGGAAGACGAACTAGCTCATCAGCAATAGTATTACTGGTTCTCTTCGGTACTAAACGAACTGGAGTACCTGTATAGAGACCGTGTGCTTCAGGGCAAGTAAAGATTGTGGTACGATATGTAATCGTTTCACCTTGTGAGTTCTGTTCTGACTGCGATGCAGTAGCAAGAGTTGTTATAGTGAAAGTATCAAAACCACTAGGTGATAGTTCAGCAGACTTCTCCTGTGGACCTGCCTCACCACCAGCAATATCTGGTTCTAATTTAGAGTATATTCTATCATCACGCTTAGAACCGATCTTATAGTCTTGTAAAATATATGTTGGTGTCTTATCTGGATCAGAAATCTCTTCTGGTTCACCTGATAGGTAAACACGTGTCATACCAGAAGGTTCTTTAGACGCAATAATATCGATACCGTAATATGGAGGTTCTGTGGTATCTTCTAGATCAACTGTCTGTGGAGGAACAATATCAGTAACATATCCGTGCTTATCTTGGAAGAATGAATATCCTTTGTATCCAATAGCATCTAGAGCAGTATTACCAAAGTTACTGTTACTGTTGGTAATTGAAATGTCAGCACCAGATTCAATTAGGAAGTGATCTGCGAAACCAACAGCGAAGATCGAAACTGCCTGAATGAAAGCATCATTAGATAGACGAACGTGAGCGTTACGCCACTCATTCTTAAAGTATGCTCTACCATCAGTATGATATGGTGTAGTAGCGAATGAACCAGTAGATAGTTCTTCTGGATCTGTTACAGCTACGCCATTCCACGCTGAGTCAAACTGTGCTGTCTCTTCGTTAAACTTAGTAAATGCTCTGTCATCTTTCTGTAGTGATACACCAGTATACTGTGCACAAACCATAGATTTGAATCCAGTAACCTTAGATCCATCAGCGTGCATACCACACAGACCCCAAGTGGATCTGATAGACAGGTTGAACATATATGGTGACGCTGAGTCAACAGTGTCAATCTCTGCCTGTACAATAGCGTTCTCATTCAACCTGTTAGGTGGTAGAGATGCAGTAGTATAGGTAGTACCTGAAATTAGAGAGGTAATACTCTCATTAACACGGTAATAGAATAGTGTGTTATCAGCAGGGTCTAAACGTGTAATCAGGAATGAACCGTGAAGGTCATTAGTTAGACCAGTGTCATCAATTGTAATAAACTGTCCTACGAAATAACCGTGAGGTGCTTTCGTCTTAATTTTAATTTCTGTCGCATTACCACCAAGTGTCTGAGGTGTAATCGACTCAATAATTTTTTTATCTGATAGAGGACCAACAATTCTGTTTTCTAGGTCAGTCTCCTCAATAGCACCATCAACATTAATGTCGGTGACCATATTAAGATAAGCATCACCGATCTTATCGTAATAAAGAGTTAGATCTTCTGCATCAGCAAAAGTAAAGTTGGTGATCTTATGGTGTGAGAATGTAGGATTGGCCTTATTTCCTGTAGGATCGAAATATACCTTCTGCTTACCATCAAATATCGAGAACTGCCAGAAATAGCATCCACCAGTTACGTTGAATATAGATGAGTCTGGTACAGTATCATCAGTAGGGTTAGGGATATACAAAGGACGGACTTTCGTCTTTCTTAAGTCCATACCCACTAGAGAAGTACCTCTAGGGACAATTACACCACCTGTTAATGGGTTAAACTTGTATAGGTCGTTCTGAGAGTTACCTAAATCAAAGTTAACATTGGTACTAAAGTCAGGTATAAGACTGGCACTAGCTACACCTGGTCTGTTATCAATATAATGATCTCCTGGAGACAATACAACTGTGAACTCGTCAAACCTGTCGTTATCTGGTCCTGATTTGTATGAAAAGCGTGAAACTTCAAGAAACGCACGCTGTATACTCTTAAATGGTCGGGTGGGAGAATTACCTCTGTTGTTTACGTCGTCAGATGCATTAAAGTCGTCTGGAGAGACATATACGAAACGTCCAGTTTTACTGGATATAAGATTCTCTAATCTGGTAAGTGCCATTACCTATAATACTGTATTTGGATATCCTTTGGGTATTTATATTATCTACCAGGTATGTATTGAAGACCCTTCTTCAAAGTAGGTTCTAATTTTGGTAATACATCGTTTTCAACCCTCTCTACAATCTGATCGATAATATCAACATCAATACCTGCAAATGGTGGAATAATACCTAAAATTCTTAATAATCCGTCTACAAACAGGGCTAGACAGGTAAAACCGAGTATCATAGAGATAATTGTAGCGTCTCGGTTGTGTTTTCGCATCGATGCTTCATCGATTGCCCTTGCTTCATCCACAGCAGCCTTGATCAGGTCATCTACTTCTGATTTAGTGTAGAAAGCACCTATTCCAGGTATGTCGTGAATGTTTGGGGTCATTGGTAATACTCATCTAATACGTCAAGGGTTCGATTTAGGTACTCATTTGCACCTATACATTCCCATTTACCTTTCTCTCCTATCTCACATTTGTAGTGAAGTTCTCTTTTGAGTTGCATAAGTTTTGAAGTCATCTCTACTTTGTTTAATCTGCCGTTCATCGTGTCGAAGTAACGATCGTCATTAGTATATTAGTATAAAAGGGGGATTTATGTCTCCCCCTGTGTGTTGAAACTAGAACCAGTCAGAAGACCATTCACCTGATTGGTCACCTTCTGGAGTTGGCGGACCTCCTTCTGTAGGAATGGATGTCGTAGGATAATCACCTGGTTTTTGATCCATTTGAGGATTACCACCTAGACGCTGTTGTGCTTCAGTTTCTGTAACTAATTCAATATTGAATGAGAATGACATATACAGTTCGCCATTAGGATTCTTGACAATACCAGGTTGCCTTTGAACCATATGTTCCAACTGAGAAGGGAAAATGACAACATCACCTTCATCGATGTTTAGTCTCATTTCCTCTTTATAACATCCATAGCCACATAACTCAGGATCGTAATAATGCTTGTTATAACGAGGTGCCTCGAAAAACATCTTATTAGGATTCAGAAATGTCGTCGAATTATGAAGTTCCTTGTCGTACTTCATATAATAGACACCAGACAAATGCGACGGAACGTGATTATGAGGTTCTTGGTTCTGTCCAGGACCATATGCGTTAAACCACTGTTGTGCGACCAAAAATGCGTGAGGGTAAAACTCTGCCATTTTGATAGCTTCTTGAATGTTCTGTGAACAGTCTTGAAGCAAATCACCGTAAGGAATCTCAGGATCCTTACTATGATCCACCATACTCTCATCAAAAAATGTTGTATAGCAATCACAATTCCAAGATGCTGTACCACCAGTATCTCTTGTATTACTATTTGAATTTTGTTCTTTATATCTCTTGGTTAGAACTGGAACAATCAATTCCTTCCACTTTGCGTGGGTTTGCAATTTTCCACGATACACGAACATCGGGAATAATGAAAACAAACCATACTGGTCTGGTTTATTGGTCTGTTGAGCCATAACGACGAATTCTTGTAATGTATCTAGTATAACATAAAAAAACTAAAGGGGGTAAAAACCGCCTGAGTTTTTTTATCGAGTTTCAGGGAATCAAAACCCAATTTTCCCTCAGATTAGCTATCTGAGAGTGGAGCGTAAACAGTCTCGTCTGATGCTTCGTTGCGACATAGTTCTACGACTCGAAGAAATGCTTCATAGTCATCAGAACAGTCAATTGTATTGCTCTCACCTTCATCAGAATAAATCCTGACGCAACGTGATTCCACGTCTACAACAACTTTGTTCAGATAGTCCTCAGTCATCTCTGACCTTCCCATACGTGTTCACAGTATAGCACAGTTGTCAAGTCAATTCAAGAAAACTGTAGCTCCTGCAATAGTCACGTTAGAGGACGCTGTTATAGTAGCATTAACTCCTGCTGCCATTGTAATGGTACCAGCACCTGCTGTATTGACAAGGTTACCTGCTGCCACGTTAGTCACCTTGTTACCTACCGTAACAGTGGTGACATCATTACCTATCAGTATCTTTTCATCTCTACCTGTACCACCTGCAACACCTATCATACTTGCATATGCTGCTTTCTGACCAACCATAACAGGTAGTGGTGGTGCAGATATATTACCCATTACTTTAAGATTCTTTTTACCTGTAATCAACTCATAAGAGTCACCAAGAACATTAGTTACCAAATGACCTTTACTCTTAATATGGAAGGTACCTCTAGGATCTGTCATAGCTAGTGTTCTTTCACCATTGATCTCATCAACTACAGGACCACTAACAGTACTCTTCTTCATATCTGTGTTCTCTTCTATCCTAGGGGTGTCTATAGCTAATTTTGCCTTAGCACCTAGACCTATTGCTTGTCCAGCTTGTAACTCTATGTTCTTATCAGCTACAATCTTTACATTACCTGCTGCACCAATCTTAAAATCTCCCTGAGTGTGTGCATTTACATCTCCATCAACCTTTAAGGATGCTTCACCAACAATTTCTATGTCAGCGTCTTGGCGAATCTTAACCATCGCATCACCCCAGACACTAACCTTCAATTTACCTGCATTTTTATTGTCAGCAGGTACCTTTACTGCACATATCTGAACAGATCCATCAGCATCTAGGAAGATATGATGACCTTCCTTGTGCTTGAGGATCATATATGCATCATCTATATGATCACATTCTTGTGTAATATGGCCACTACCAGATACTCTAGTAGTAGTGTCAGTAATTTCTTGATATGCCATTAGGGACAGTCAACATAATTTGCAGGGTCAGCAGCAAGTCCCTGAAGAATAAGATTAGACTCCTCAGCAGGAACACACTGTAGATCAGCGATTGCTCTTGCACCAAATCCATTGCTACCAAAGATTTCTATCTTAGGTATGTAAGGGTACTGCATATCCTTACGGATCAACTCAATACCAGTGACCCATCCTTGTGCACTTATTGTAGCACGTGCAATGCCAGATACACCATCAACTAGTACTCTAGGTGGTGCAGTATAGAACCCACCAACATTAGTGAGGAATATATTAACTAACTGACAGACAGTGTTGGATGGTTTAGTCTGTCCAGTATATCCAAACCCACCATTGATAACTCTTACTCGTGATAGATAACCCTCACTGTTAAGAATAGGTTCAACGTGAGCACCATAACCTACGTTACTCTCCAATGTAATGAATGGTTTAGCAATATATCTACGTCCAGATCTCTTAACTTCAATGTCAATAATACTACCTCTATCAGGATCAATAATTGGGAAGTTAAACTCTGGACTTTCATCAATAGTAGGAATATCTGTTTCACCTTCTGCTGGTGTCTCTTGATCAAATGAAATTATAACAGTAGCTTGTGCACCGTACTCATCTATAGAGAAGATTAAATTCTCTTGATCCTCTATTGTATTATCTTCTAACACATTGATAACAATCTCTGCTTGATTATTTTCGACGTATAAGTTACCATTAAGAGGTTCTTTAATATCACTCGCAGTTATATTAGTACCAAAGATAGTGTATGCTAGTAGTTCTCCTTGATCAAAGTTAGTAGTAGTAATTTGATACTTGATAGAACCACCCTCTCTTACAGATGCTCTATCTGGTGTGATCGTAACAGTTCTGCCAGAGGGATCAGCAACCTGTTGAATTGCATCTAGTACTGCAACACCCTTAGTTGTACTAAGATTATTTAACTCAAGATATAATTGTTCTGCTACTTGATTAGTATCTTCTACGATACCATCATCAAGTAACTTAATAGTAACCTCTGCTTTCTTATCTGTAATAGTAAAGCTACGTTGTAGATCTGTCTCACCTGTAACCCAACTCTTTACACCACCCTCTATCACATATTCTATGTCTCCATATGTAATACCAGTTGTTTCTCTTCCAATAGTATAGTTAATTACAGTACCATCAGAAACATTCTCTGTCTCAAGTTTAAATGTAACCTCTGCTCCTTCATAGACTACCTCTTTATCACTAGTCAAATAATATACAGGATTAGTTGTTGAAATATTAGGTGTAGATGATACTAAACCAACGTCAGGTACAGTTAGTGTTGGGATATCTTTAATAGCGAGAGGATCCTTGATCCATATACGTGCTACATCTTTGAGTACTTTACCACAACCATCGTGTTGTATCTTCATAAAGAAATACTTAGATCCATCACGTACTCCATTGTTTAAAGTCTTAACTTCAATTATCTTTTCTGTCTCTCCAATACCAAATCCTATGTAACCATTCGTAGGGCAATAAGTTTCAGTAGCTTTAGCAGTTCCATCTTGTGTCCTATAGGTAAAGGAACTAGTAGTTGATGTGTCACCTCCTCTAACGACCCTAACGTATGCTGGATCTCCTTCGTGCACCGCTTCAGTCTCAGGGATGTCTAATACTTTAAATGTTCTTGCATTACATATTGCTTTTGCAATGTCTTCGTAATCTATACCATTTATATCTCCGTCCACAAAATCACCATCACCTCCACCATTACCACTATCAGGCACTGTTGGACCCCAGATACCTACTTCAGTAGTGGGTTCTGGATCTGTAGTAGCATCACCACAATAAGAATCAATCGGGAGATGATTACCTTCTTCTAAATCTGCTAGTAATTCATCAAGAGTATTGAACCCACCCTTTAATCCTTCGTAGCTACCTCTCTTTGAATCTTTTTTCTTAGGGTTAGCACACTTCTTCTTACCACTACAAGAGATGCCTAGCATCTTCATAATACCTGCTAGTCCACCACCAATAACATCTAAAGCACCACCAATAGCTCCAAGTACTTTACCTATGCCACCGAATAAACTATTAATCATCCCTGTGATCTCATTAAGGATGTTACCAAAGATAGAATCAGTGAACCTCTTGACTTGACACATAGACCAGTTAACTATGTTGCCAACATATCCCATCAAGATATTCTCTGCAAACTTCTCCATCCTTCCACTGATATCCATAATAGAACAACCAATGCGTTCTAGCATTTGATTGAACCACTCAGTAACAGGTGTCAATATGCCAGGTAAAGGAGCAAGGATAGCCTTCATCAATGCTTTCACTGCCTTACGTAGCATTGCCATCATCTCACCAGCAATACGAGTCAGTGCAGCAGCAATGATCTTCTTTACTCTACTAATATATCCATTAGCAACTGACTTGAGGTCAAATACTCTGCGATTAAACTTACTAACATAATATGATCCTATGTTACCATTAGTATGTTGTAGTGTAGCAAAGAACTCTGCCAAGACATTCTCTACTGCTGAAGATGGATTCTCTGGGCAATCAACTGACGCACGTGTAACTGTAAAGGTACCCTGAGGGTTAGCAACTGATGCCTCCTCCCTTAGACCGTTACCACTATCAGAGGATTGATCTGTGCCTAATCGACCAAGAGGTAGGGTACCTCCATCGACACAATCAGTTAGTGATGGTACGTGGTTTGCAGGGTCAGGAATATTTCCTTCCTCTACGTTTGTAATAACCGTACCTTCTAAAGGTTTAACTACCTCTCCTGTAGATTCAGGTTTCTCATCAGTTGCACAGGGAATACCTGTTTGTGCAACACCAACAACCAAACCTTTAGTAGTATCACCGCCAATAAACTTAACGATTACTCTATGTCCGTTCTTAAGGTTATGAGAGGAAGCTTGTGTAAAAACCCCACCCGAATGGGTGATAGGCATCATCACAGCAAACCAAGGTAGGTCTTCTGTGGGTGGTACACCAATTCTATTCTCTCCTTCACCCTCATACTCGTGCACGCCAACGACACGCACCTTAACCCTCTGTCCTTTCTTAGGGTCGGCGGTGTCTTCGACTATTCCTTCATAGAGATCGAAAGATTCTTTAGCAGTGGTTTTAATCGTCATATATTAAACACTCTGGTTCATCTGGATGCGTCTCACAAAAGAGTTCGATAGCATTCGGATCGTGATGATCACCTGCTACTATCTCATCGTGATGATGCTCCTCATACACTTCTAGATCGTGTAATTCTTCTTTAATATGCCTACGTGCAGCAGGACTTGTTTGGGGATCATCGAGGATCTCCTTATCCTTTTGGATATGTTCTTCTATAGATTTCATAGAGTTTACCGTCCAGTAATAGTTATTTAGTTCCTATTGTAGTGACTTCTACGTCTGATTGTCCAGTATTGTCAGTAGAATCATACGTATCCAACTTCATCTTGAGTTGTTCAAGCACCATAGCCAGTTGTCCATACAACTTGACTCTCATATCTACATCCTCTTCTGTCTTGATCTTATCAAGGATACGATAGGCACCTTGAGTTAACTCAGGAGGATAGTTGTCTAGAAAAGATGTGTCCATTAGCAGTTTTTGTTTAGTGTATCTCTAACGAGTGTTAATGCGGAATAACATTCCTTTTTGGGTACCAAAGAATAGTACTGCCTCATCTTATAGATGAGGTAGTGACCACTCAATTCCTTGTCATAGCTATCGACATCTGTCTTAGCATCAGGTCGTGAGTCACGAAGATAGATTTTAACTTTATCACCTGCGTGTAGGAACTGGTTGCAAGGTATCGTCATATTACTCGTAGACATTAGCATTGTAGCATACCTAGCGTGATATTGCACGATTGTTTCTTCATCCCAATCTTGAAAGGTAGCAGACTGACTGTTCTCACCGTCTCCTATCTGACCTAACTTTGCTGGATCTTTTTTGTCGTGGAACTTCTCGTGACTTATCTCAAGCATAAATGTCTTAGCTGGAGTTTCACTCTCCATAAATTCTTCAACTATCTCAGATGATTCCCAAGGATCAGTACCAGGACTCCTCGCAATATGACCCCACCCATCCCAGTAGTTTCGGATGTCCCAAAATCTTTTAGAATATTTCTTATCATCTAGATTATAAAGAATGATGTTGGCTTTAAAAACTCCATCATCACACATCTTCTTACAGTTACCTCTCTTAGTAACCTCAAAATTACTGATGACTAATTGTGCTGGAATATCTACTGTTGATGCGTTATTACTTTCATAATATTCATACTCTGCGTCAGCACCACCGTGAGTTCCTCCAACAGAAAGAAGACTGTCAATAGATTTAAAGTGCATATTATACGTATCTTTATTACCTACAAGACCTTTCTTAGTACCCCATAAAAAATATCCACACGTGTTGGCAGTCTTACCAGAAGAAGGTATAGACTGAGTTAATACTCGGTGAACAATATCAGTAGTTGATTTCTTCCCTTTCATAAACTTGAAATTATTAAATGGTTCGTTACCATCAGTTACTATAGGAAGTGGATCTGTTTTACCCTTTGCATCTTCAAAAAGTTTGGTTAATACTTCCTTAGCAGTACCCTGAAGAGCCTTCTTATGATTATACGTACTAATCTTAACAGACTGAGGTGTTATCAATTGCAATGTGTATATCTTAGCACCATCAGCAGTCTTAGTCTCAATATTTTCAACCTGAAATACGTGTGCCCACTCATCAGCATCGGTGTGTGCTGTAGTCATTAAATTAATTTCTATATTATCTCCATCCCTACAGTTCAGTTCAGTTTTCTGATCACTAAACACAATGGTTGCTGTAGGATTGAGACTCTCTAAACTCTCATAGTAATTAAAATTTATCAGACCACCAGTAATATCATAGGTCTTCTTATTTTTATGTGTTAATGCAACCTTATTGAGTTGCCAATCAAGAGCACCTCTATTCTCTGTATCAGCCATAATTATGCGTGTTTAAAGACCAATCCACCGTCAGTCACAGGGGAAGCAGTATCAAGTACAAATCCACGTGCAACAGGAGGTGTCTCAGTTAGACCACCACCTGTACCAGTACCAGTGGTATCACCACCTGTAGTGATAGTACCAGTTCCTGTAGTATTAGCTAATTGGTTGGCTAGCAACTGAGTTGAGTCCGTACCAGCAGTGATCTGTCCATTTCTATTTGTAGTAGTGGTGCCAGATACACTTCCAATATTCTGACCAGAGGAACTAGTACTAGTAGTAATATTACTAGCAGCCTTGACAAATGGATCATTCAATCCATACCCAAAGTCTCTTGGGTCTTTAAGACTTGTACCACCACGTCCTACGTGTGCTTCAACACTACCAACCTCCCAATGTAAGTGTGGTGCACTAGAAGTACCTGTATTACCCAAATTACCTACAAATTCTCCAGCAGGGAACATCTTACCGACTCCCAGTGGAGATTTCGATTGCATATGACCATACAAATGAGTAAGGTTATCATCCTGAGTAGTAAAGGTAACGTAGTTACCATACCCTGCATCAAAACCATTACTAGTAATCTTAGCCTTATCAGGTAGGTACATAGGTTGTCCACCTAAGTCACCCTTGAATCCTATGTCTATACCATTATGATTAGGTCTGTGTTGTGTCTTAAACCCAGACGTAAGTACAGGTGACATTTGGGATGCACTAATGGTACCATCACCACCGTAACCACCACCCATACCATAAGCACCACCACCTTGACCAGTTGCTTCTTCACGTTCTTCATTTCCTTTTTGAGTTGGGAACGCAGTGTTAGTATTGTCAACGAAATTACTAATGTTACCTATAACATCACCACTCGCCATCTCACCTAGATTATTCTTCATCGCCTTCATCTGTTTGGCTCCAGGTACCCAATCAGGTACCCAATCTATTATTTTACCTACCATACTCATCATACCTTTCACTACAGTTACTATAGCCTGAACTACTTTACCTATAATCTGTACTGTCCATTGAATAGTCTTGAATACCATCTGTAATACTGGTACCAAAGTTTTAATCAATATCTTAGCAATGATACCAATAATTCTACCAATATTTTTTAATGCTGTAATGAATCCACCTGAACCACCTTCTCCTCCAATACCAAAGGACTCAGCCACACTGTTCAATGCATTACCAATACCTGCTGTCATTTCATTCCAAGTATTCATCACAGGTCTGAAGGTCTCACCCCAATCAAATCCTTTAAAGACAGAACCAATACCCTCACCTAAGAACTTACCTAGGTTCTCACCTAACCAAGCACCAAGTGCAGCACCAATAGGACCAGCAACTGCGAAACCTAGTACAGTACCAGCACCAGCACCTAAACCAGCACCAGCAGACCTACTAATAATCTTATTCTTATCCTTACTTAAACTACCATCTGCGAGACCAGCTTGCACCTGCTCTTTTGACATATTATTTTCTGCCATCAAGCGTGCCATCTCTTCATCGTTTGCTTCCATTGCACCGAAGCCAGCACTAAGAAGTGATCCAAGTATAGGTACCTTACCAAGTCCAGCTCTGGCATTTTTTATCATACCACCAGTCTTTGATAATACTTTACTAGTAGTAGCTGCACCACCACTAAGAGCACCTGGTGCACCTTTAATTAAACCACCTAGTCCTTGTAAACCCTTAGCAGAGAAGTTCTTCAAGGCAGGACCAATTCCTTTCAAGAAATTTCCAAAAGAAGATAGACCCTTAGTAAAAAACTGTGTAATAGTATTGAGATTGATACTCTTAATCGACTTGAGCAAATTGTTCATCGACTTGAGTATACCTTGTATGGCAGTAGAAGCCTTACCAGGTAATGATTTTAATAGTTCTGGGATTCCTTGAACTGTTGCTCTTATATTCTGACCCGACCGTTGAGCAGGGTTACTAGCTAATCGCAACTGTTCTGCTAGGTTGAACTTACCCATCCTAGGTAGTCCAGAAGTACCCTCAAGTAACGACTTGTTAGTTAATTGTGCTGGCGATAATTTACCTGTTAATCCACCCCAAAAATTACTAGTATTAGTTACTCCCGTACTGACAAAATTCTTTGCGTCATTTAAACCTCGTGTTGCTCTGAATCCAAGTGGTAGTCTAGGACCAGTAAATGGTGTGCCTAAACGTTGTCCAAAGTTTGTTACATCATCACCAAAGTTTCTAATTAAACCACCAGCTTTAGTTCTACCTGCATCAAAGCCCCTTCTACCAATCTGTCCTTTTCTCCATATATTAGTCTTATTCCAGTCTTGCTTCCACATCTGGTTGAAACCCATCGTGGCTTGACGAGTATCAAACTGATTAAATTTAGGTGCTGAACTTAATACCTGACTCTGAAGTCTTCTTAGTATCTCAGGACCAAACAATAAACCTAACAGTCCTAAGTTTCTTAAGTTAACTGCTGGTAGGTTAAACTTACCACTACCACCTGGACTACTACCACCTCTCTGACCTAACTTAAACCCACCTTGCTCTTCAATCTTATTCTCTTGATCCTGCATCTTACGCAGGCTTATCATCTTCTTCTCTAATATAAGACGTTGACTATCAAGTTTTAATTGTTCACGTTGAGTCCTAACCAAATCACTAAGCAAACTGTTAGTGATCATATGCTGTTTCAATTGAGCAGCAGCTATCGTCCCGTCTTTCTCGCTACTAAAGATAGCAGCTTTGATACGACTGGAGTCTCCAGATCCACCAAAAGTTTTAGATATGTCAGCCATTAGATTGGTTTTGTTGTCTCAATTTTTCCTCTTCAAGATGTTGTATTAATAGAGTCACATATATCTCTCGTTCCCAAGGAAGTAGATTCTCTAGTTCTGTTAGAGAATACTTATGATGTTGCATAAGAGAGAAGTTAGTCCTGAAATAGTTTTCAAGACTGTTATACGACATCACGAGCCGAAAAAAGAGGCTAGTCCTTCGATGGTGTACTCATTATCAACGCCAGTGTTAGGGTTCTTCACATTAACAGTGTGAGATAACTTAGGCATATTAGCAAAGAATTTTTGTAGGTTTTCAAATTGTTTAGATGTTAAACTATCTAGGAACCCAGTAAGTTCTTTCTTAGTTGCGTTAGAAGCTTCGTGTACTGTATCACCTTCAATAATTTGATCGATACACTGTGCGATCACCTCAAATGCCTCTTCAGGTTTGGGGTTTGTTGAAAAGTTATTCTTGACAAAGGTATCTAGTTGAGGATACTTCATCTTGACAGTGATAGCGTCAGTAATTTTCACCATATCAGTGATGCCTTCAGGTTTCTTAACCTTAACGTCATCTAAGTCAATGGATACATCAACTACTGTTTCATTGTCATCAGTACAAGTAATCTTAAGATCTAGTTGCTCACTCACAGATTTACCACGGATTTGAAGGAATAAAAATTCCAAATCAAACATAGGTATAGTTCTGACTTTTAATCTACTCTGAATACAATTAGTAAGAAGAGTACATACAGCATCAGTAATCTGTTTCTCATTCTCTGACTCCATAGCCATCAACAGTACCTTCTCTTCTTTAACTAAGAAGGGACGGAATTTAATTGTCTGGCCAGTTGAAGGAAGTTCAGTGGTATAAATCGGCACCTCAATTTTTGGTAAAGGCATAGTATGTTCAGTTCAGTATCTTTATTTAGACGGGATGTCGGGAAGCATTTTTAGCACAATAAATCACAGTCCTACCACTCCTAGGTTCCTTACCTAAGACAAGACCATCATTTATATGATCACGATTAGTATCAAAGTTCCCATTATATATCCCATTCAATACTTTTTGTGTCTCATCATCGAACTCTAAGTTACCACCTATCTTCTTACGAAATGGTTTGGAATATAATTTAACAGCATTCTTAGATGGATAGAAGGGTAACTTCATACCTAACATACCATCCACAGCTAGTGCTTCTTCTATTGTCTTCCAATTAGTACCATTAATATCATTAAGAGTCTCTAGTACCTCAGTAGTTCCAATAAAATACGTTACCATCACAGCACGTGTTACCGTAAGAGCAACTACTCTAGGTGCTGCTTGTATATTAATATAATAATCATCATCCTCTATAACATCTATAAAGACTCTATGATTAGGTTTAATAGGAATGTTGAGATGATCTGCTACTTTCTTTAAGTTGCTACCGTAATCTGGTTCATCATTTCTCCAGTTAGATGTACGGTCACCAAAATACTGATGAGTTACCTTATCACCAGTGTATTTGTGAAGGCAGTTCTTCTCTCTGTTTATAAAATATAGTTTAGATCTATAAGTGTCGGGTTCATATTGCACCACAAATAGATCCAATCCAGGAGCAAGGTCTTTTTTCTTGACGTTAGCTAGGGATAAACAGTACTCAAGATCGAACATAAAAATTCTAAGGGGTCAAAAATTTTGCCGAGTTTTTTTTCCTGTTTTTTTAGAACAGGTTACTGAATGTGTCAGTAAATCCAGAGAATGCATCTTTAACATTGTCCATCGCACCAGCTAAAGAAGTAGGTGGTTTGTTTGAACTCTTAATGTTATTGGTGGTACTCAGGAGATTCTTTCTAGCATCTTCATACTGTATCTCAAACCTTTCGTAGTGGAAGTTAACAGTAGCAGTCATTAAGATTGCTGTTCCAGCATCCAATGGTACTGCATCAATAGAGTATGGATAAGCGTGGGTAAAGAAGTACCTCATACTTCTACCTTGCTCATTATATCTTGGACCAGGTTCAAACTTATCTACTATGATTGTCCTCATATAATCGTCAGGATATGACATACGAGTGAAACGATTTCTATTACGCTGAGGGTAATGAGTCATCTCATCTGGTATTCTCTCCTTCAAATCAAACATATTTTTCTCTTGAAATATTCTATCAAACCAAGAGTTCATCACTTTGAACGCAGTCATATTTGCATCGCAAACAAAACTGAGACTTAGATCACCATACATTTTCATCGTAGGATATTTGTACGATGATCCTGTGTAGTAACCATTTACTTGAGACGTAGCCGCAGTGACACTAGGTAACGATGCGTTGTTACATAGAACCTCCAGTGTACTTCGATCAAAATTAACTGGGAAGTCACTGCTAAAGATTCCTCCTGTTAGATCAGGGAAAACAACACGAAACTGGTTGGGTTTTGCAATCCCACCACCCCGTATAAGTTTTTCCTGTACCTTTGAATAAAGATTTGCCATCTAAATAGGCTAAAGGAATACATCTTATTTATGTACAAGCAAGGCGTATATATTCCTAAGAACGTCCACAAATACCGTGGAGATCACAGAAACATATTCTTTCGCTCCTCTTGGGAGCAGAAATTTATGAAGTATTGTGATACACATCCCTACATTCTGGAGTGGGGAAGTGAGGAGATATGGATACCATACAAGAATCCTTTAACCAATAGAGTTAGTCGGTACTACCCTGACTTCTATATAAAAGTGAAGGATAAAGAAGGTAGGTTAAAGAAATATATTATCGAGATCAAACCGATCAAACAAACCAAACCCCCAGACAAATCTAAGTCTAAGAAACGATACCTCTTTGAAGCACACACTTATGCTAAGAACCAAGCAAAGTGGGACGCAGCTAAGAAGTATTGTAAGAAAAGACAAGCAGAATTTTTAGTCTTCACAGAGAAAGAACTTGGACTCCGTTTTTGAAAAACTAGAAGCAGCACAGGATGGTCAAGATAGACCAGAGACTTGGTGGAGGAAGGCAGCTTCTATAGCATTGCGTTCTAGTTTCAGCGAGTCAACTAAAGAACAGATCATAACTAGAGAGCGATCAAATACTGACGATGGTAATGGTGTCAGGTTTACACCACGAGTAGGTACTATGGTACTGTTTGAGTACGATGCCAAGGCAACTAAAAAATACCTACCCTTCTACGACCAGCTACCAGTAGGTATAATATTAAGTAGAAAGAGAGATCATTTTTATATGGCTAACCTACATTATGTCAGTCCCAAGAAGAGATTAAAGACACTTGATGCTCTATTGAAGGGTAAGATAGATGTACCTAGGAAAGTTATCCATAAATACAAACGTGAAGATGTAGAAAATGGTCTCTACATAGAAATTGCTGAGACTGACTGGGATTCTGCAATCTATTTGCCCATCGAAAGATTTGTAAAGTTCAATGGGAATATAGAGACTCCTATCAGTTCCAAATCGGTATGGTTTAAGAATGATCCTGCGACAAAATTTAGGTTCCGTGCCAAACGTAAGATTCAATGAATTTATCAGAGATACTATCATCTAGTAACGCATCGTTAAGGTTTCCACTCGACAAAGTAGAAACTGCTGATGATTATATGATGTTCACTGTGTACAAATACAGTCCTCCATTTAGAAAGGCAAAGTGTTTGGGAGATAATAGTGGTAACAATTATGGTGGCAATTATTCTGAGTATGACATAACTGGACTAGGTGGTGGTGAATTTGATTCTTCTCAATATAAAAAGATAGTCCTCTATATGCCAGAGGATATTGGACAATCAGATCAAAGGTTTTGGAGTGAAGCAACGATAGGACCACTACAATTGGCTGCTATGAGAGCAGCAGGTTCAATGATAGGAGGTGCAGGTTCAGGTCAGTTCTGGGCTGGTGCAAACGCTGCTGCTACTGAAGCTACTAGTGACCCAGCTATAATTCCAGCACTAGTAAGGGGTGTTGGTGCTAATGTTGCAGGTAAGACACTGAATATGGATGCTAATAATATCACTGGTGGTTTGATAGGTCAGGTAGTTAACCCTAACTTAGAAGTATTCTTTAGTAAAGTAGGACTAAGAACCTTCCAATTCAGATGGACACTAGTACCTAGAAATGAAAGAGAATCAAGGATCATTAAAGAAATGATCTGGCAGTTCAAGAAAGCATCCGCACCAGAGTTAGCTCAAGGTGGATGGTTTACAACAGTACCACACGTCTTTAAGATACAATATAAAACTGGTAGTCAAGACAACCACTGGTTAAATAAGATTAAAGCGTGTGCTCTCACAAATATAAATGTTAACTACACTGCTGCTGGTTCCTATTCAACACTAGAGGACGGAGCACCTACTGCTGTGGGTTTACAAATGAACTTCCAAGAACTCAAAGCAATCATCAGTGAAGACTATGGTGATTCATTTAACTACACCGAACAGTATTACTAATGGCATATTTCGAGACCCTACCTAATATATCTCTAGCTATTAGACCAATCAAGTTCCCGTGGTCTGAGCAACAGTACGTTACAGCAAAGAATATATTCAGAAGATTTAAAATAGCTGATGCAGCATTAGATAGTCTAGTATACTACAAACAATATACTATAACAGATGCTGACCGTCCAGATCTAATCTCCCAAAAAATTTACGGGAGTTCTGCTTACGACTGGGTTATCTTACTAGCAAATAATATAATCAATCCATACTTTGACTGGCCAATGCCTACTCCTGTACTACAGGATTACATCAATAAGAAATACGATAAACCATTTGATATCAAACACTATGAAACTAATGAAGTAAAAAATACTGCTGGTGATGTAGTGTTACCTGCTGGTCAGTTAGTTGGTGAGGATTTTTATAAAGCACCATACTGGACAGAGTATAATGATCCTATGGATGGTGACGCACCCAAACCTGAGAGTGCTATTGAAGTAGAGATACTAAGGAAGTTAGTAGTAGAAGAAGTTACTGTATTAAATGGTGGTAGTGGATATGAATTCCCTCCCAACCTATTAGTAGAAGGTCCACAAACAAGTAACGGTGACTTCCCAACGGTGAGTGCAACTGTTACTCCAGTGATGAGTGCAACAGGATACCTTAAAAGATTTGATATTCAAAGTGGTGGAGAAGCATACACATATCCACCTGACGTTACACTAACTGGTGGTATGGCAGGTGAATCTGCTACAGCTATCATTGATAAAGATACAAACTCAATGACTTATGGTCAGGTCATAGACATACGTCTTGATGGTACATCTTACGACACAACGGACGCATCTAACATCCACGAGTTCGGTGATGGTGCAACTATTGCACCGAATGGTACTGGTGTTGGTTCGTATGGTGGTTTTAATGTGGGCAGCACTCACCTAAGATTAGGTGATAGTTGGGGTGAAAGAAGTGTCGTCATTAACAAAGTTGATATGACTAACTACAATACTGTTCGGGTGTATGCTATCCGTGGTAATGGTAGTAATGGTGGTGAAACACCAGACATTGCAGGTGTAGAAGAACTTCGTTTAAGATATCAAATCACAACTGATACAGATCCAGATCATAGTGCTTGGATTACTCTAGGTATTGTTATCGAAGCTGTTCCTAACGGTACAGGTTCAGGTAACCTAGAACCATACGACTTTGAGATACCTGAGAACCTTAAGGTTCCTAATGTATTCTTCCAGTTGTATCAACCAGGAAATAGTGGTCCTCCTTACGATCACTTTGGTTTCACAAGTATTAACTTCGTTGATACATCAAAAGTATATGGTGCTAGTGGTATTAACTTTACCAACAATGTAAACGATAGCACTGGCGGTGGTGCAGTAGCTACTGTAGTACGTGGTCTTAGTATCGACTCTGTTACTGTTAATAATCAGGGATCGTACGGGTCTATTAGGTATCTTTATATGGCAGGCCAAAGTGGTACTACAGATACGCCAGATACACACGCAACTTTTAGCATACCAGTAGTCGAAAGTAGTACCACTTTTGCAGTAGGGGAAGCAGTAACGTTTACCAATGGAGCAGCAGGAGAAGTAACTAGCTACAACGGTACCACTATGGGTATCAAATTAACTGCTTGGGATGGCAACAATCCAGTGACAAATGATATGTTATTGACTGGGTTTGATACTAGTGCTGAAGGTACAGTTACCAACTTCAATGCTTCTACATTTACAGAACCAACGTGGATGGATAAGGATGGTAATAAGTTTAGATATAAACTAACAAGACTAACAACACGTACATCAGGTTGGGAGAAATTAATTAGAGATAGTTTTAGATACAGAGATCCAACTGGATCACTAGTCACACTTCAAGGTGCATCAATAGTAGATGCTATTACTCACCACGAGTGGGAGACAAGAGCAAATGATAAGAAGAGAAGTATATACATCTTACGTACGAGATATCTGCGTCAGTTTATAGAAGAAATGAAGGAGCAACTTCCATACAAAAAGTCTACCGATACTATTAGTCGAACACTCAAAAGATCAGCAATATAAAAACCTTATAGACAAAAAAATACCCCGAATTTTTTTCGGGGTATCGTGTAATATACAAACTAAATTACTCTTCCTCTGCCAGTCTAGCAAAGTATGACAGTTGATCATCACTACTGTCTGATTTAGTTGCTGGAGTAGGAGTCGCTGCTGCAACTGCTGCAACAGGTTCATACTCTTCGTCGTCTACTGTAGCTACAGCAGCACGTTTGTTAGTACCAAGTACTTCACTCAACCTAGTCTGCAACTCTTCATAAGTTTTAAACTGGTCTTCATTAGTGAAGGAAGTTAACGAATGTTCTTCCTTCCAGATAGATTCAAGTTTAGCATCATCTGTATCAAGAGCACTAACACTATCAAACTCAGACTTGTCATAGTTCCAGAAACCTGCTACCTTACAAATTTTTAACTTGAAGTTAGCACCTTCCCATAGATCAAAAGGATTGATTGGTGTCTCATCCTCAAACTCAGGCTGCATTGCAGCAGTGATCTTATCATAGATCTTCTTACCGAATTTGTATAAGAATACCTTACCCTCATTCTCAGGGTGTGCAGGATCACGAACGACTTGGATGTTACTGTAGTAAGATAGCTTACGCTTCTGCTTACGTGCTATGTCCTTGTCGGAATCGATACCAGAGTTCCACAACTTGCGATTGACTTCACCTACTGGATCTTTCTTGTTCACTGTGGTCAAGGAGTTTTCGATGTACCATCCTCCTGGACCTTGAAATGCGTGGGAGTATACCTTTGCCCACGGTAGGTCTTCACCATCTGGTGCTGGTAGGAAACGAATTACTGCGTAACCGTTACCAGACTTATCGAGTTCTGGTTTCCAGAATCTCTCGTCTGCACCTCCTGATTGCTTATTTAACTTCTCTGCTTCTTGGACTAGCTTTTCAAGTGATGTACCTGAACGCTTTTTAAGTGATGAAAATGACATC